GCTCTATTCATGGTCCTTCCGTGTTTGGTCGGCAATGCCTGAATTCCGATTTAGAATTTAAGTTTGGCTTCTTTAACAACCCCGACAATTCTGCAATTCCCATTGATCGAGATAGTCTTGTAGTCCCTGTTTAGTGGCTTTAGATACTTCTGGCCGGCATCAATAACAAGCTGCTTGAAGGTAACTTCTTGAGTCTCATCAAGTTTGGCTACTACCAGGCTGCCATTATCTGCCTGCATATCGGGGTCAACCAATATTAAGTGCCCTTCAGGAACGCTAAGACCTGATTGTGCTGTCATTGAATCACCAACCACTCTGAGCCAGAAAACATTAGGGCCTGCGGTGGCAGGAACTGGCTCGAAGTCTTCCCCAAATCCGGGAAGATGTAAATCAATCGCCTCATCCCATTCTCCGGCTTGAACCCAGCTGATCACGGGGGCTTGGCGTGAGCTTACGTCCTCGCCGCTATCTTGCACATTGCCAAAATCATATGAGTTTGGGTCTTCTCTGAGCCCGTGAGGGGCTGTCTCACCATATTGCAACCATTGCTGGGAGACTCTCAGCTTCCGGGCTATCACTGAAAGCTTATCTGGGCGCGGGATTGATTCGCCGCCAAGCCATTTGCTTGCAGCTTTTGGTGTTGTGCCTGTGATTTTCGCAAGGAAAGAGCCTAGCCCTCTGGAGTCGTAGCCAGCTTCTCTGGCAGCGAATTTGAGCCGGCGAGAGAACTCTTCCTTTGCGTTTTCTGATGTATGAACCATTGGTTCATTATCTAGGGTGTTGATTGTACTTTCAGTTCCATTATAAGATGTACCAAAAGTACACTTTCGAGGCATGGTTATGTCCTTCTTCAGATCTTTGATTGGCGATATTGGCGGCGTTAAAGCGGCCAGTGAAATTTGCGGGGTGTCGCCTCGGGCTTTTTACAAATGGCTCGATGCCGACGCGCTCCCGCGTACTGATTACACAGGGGAAACTCGTTATGCCGAACTGCTGGCCCAAGCTTCTAATGGCCGTTACACAGCAGATCACCTACTTGAGGCGTTGAGACCTGGTAGGGATAGCAAGGCCGCCTAACGATTACAGAATACCGGCGGCAGGGCCGCTGTTTGAGAGAAACCCGGGAGAGAGTTTCAACATGAATAATCCACGTATGAGCCGCGAAGAGCTGGCTCACAGCACGTTACCCGACCTGAAAACCGCCCTGGCAATGACTGCGAAGCGGCAGGGCTTCAAGAAGATTGCTGCCACCTACGATCTGCACCCGCAGCAGCTCTATAACAACCTGAACCTGAATGATCCTGACCGAAACCCCACCCTCCAGCAGTTCGAGCTGATTACCGAATATGCTCGTGACCACAATGACGTGGAGCAGATTCTGGACGCGATTTCGTTGATTACCGGGTGTGTCTGGCTGCCGATGCCGCAGCACGGGGATTCGGCTCAGTCTGAGTTGTTCAGTGGATTGGCTGATTTGGTCAGCCGGGTAGGCAAGATGACGACCGATGTGCGCGATGCGCTGGCTGATGGGGTGGTGGACCAGGATGAACTGGCGGTGCTGGAAAAGAGCCTGTATCGGCTGGTGCAATCCGGGTTCAGCCTGGTGGAAGCGGCAAAGCAGTTTGAAGGGGGGCGGTGATGGCCTTCTTTGAATCTGAAAATGCGCTGGAATTCCTGAATGAGTTGGGCGAGACCAATTTAGAAGGCCGATTGTGGTTTGAGGTTGTCGACGGGGTGTTAGAGCTTCGATTGGCCCATGATCGCATCGATTTGCCCGTTGTTGTTGTGGCATTGGCAATTGGCTACATCGTATTTAGCCCGATTGGCAGAGTTACTGGCCGATCAGTGTACCGAGCCACTGGAGTATTCCGGGAGCGCGCTCAACTCCCTCATTCACGATTTGTTGAGTTAACTGCTTCATCGCTTCGTTTGGCAGGTCCTTCAGGCCTTCAAGAAGGCGGTTTTTCTCATGAGTAGGGAGTTCAGAGCTCTCGACCTTTTTCGCCATGAGGGACCGGATTGTGTCGGCTTCGAGGCGAACAGTGACCACCTCAAGGATGGCAGTAAGTCCGCCGTCATCAGCAAGAAAATCAAGCCCTTTTGCTGTAATTCTGGCGGCTCTCAAGTGTTGTTGCCCGGTAAGATGTTCGCTTATATGTGCTTCGATGAGGCCGTGTTCTTTCAGATATACAGCGTTTGCAAGAATGCCAGCGGAATAATTGCTTCTTGCAAGCAGTTCTTCGGACGTAGCGGCTTGCGGGTATTTTTTTTCCAGAGTTCTAAGAATCTCTTTCTGTTGTTCTCTGTTCAGTTTCATTGGTTGCCCTTGTCGGCGATAGTCCGCCACTTGTTTTCATGGTGGCTTCCTCTCGTGTGTGTTGTTGGTGTTGGTTGCAGACCCAATGGTAGCACGGTGGAAGCCGCCGCCTATTCTCTGGAGGTGCTGCATGTCTGAGCCTCTTTCGATTCATGAGGCTGAGCAGGCCTTGCTGTATGTGAACCCGAATTGTGACCGGGACACCTGGTTCTCTGTGGCTGGTGCGCTGAAGAGTGAGTACGGCGATGGGGGTTGGGATCTGTTCGAGGGCTGGAGCCAACAGGGCCAGAGTTATGACAAGGGCACCTGCAAGGCAACCTGGCGCAGTGCAAAGGCTGGGCATTATTCCATTGGCACGGTGATCAAGCTGGCGAAGGAGGGCGGCTGGGAGCGGCCTCGGCGTGAGCTCACGTTGGAAGAAAAGCGCCAACTGGCGGCTGAGCATGAAGCCCGTAGAAAGCAGCGACAGGCAGAGATCGAGGCCGATGAGGCGCGGTTGCTGGTGATGCAGGATGCGGTGGCGTCGGCTTGCCAAGTGATCTGGGACCAACATACCCAGCCCATGGGCAAGAGTGCCTACCTGGGCAAGAAAGGGGTGGGTGCGCATGGGGTGCGGTTCTTCAAGAATGCGGTGCTGTTGGTGATTAATGACCAGGCACAGACTTGTGAGATCAAGCTGGGCAACGCGATCCGGGACTGGTTCGGCGCCCAGCCTAAGCCCCGGCCGGCGCATATTTCCTTTCTGATGCTGAAGAGCGGTGCAATTGCGGTGCCGATGATGGATTGCGCCGGCTTTGTGTGGGCGATCCAGACGGTGAATGAGCAGGGTACGAAACTCTTTCCGCGGTATGGCCGAAAGAAAGGCCTGTTCCATGTGCTGGGTGATCTGAAGGGCTCTCAGCTGGTGGGCTTTGCAGAAGGCTATGCCACGGCAGCTACGGCGTTTGAGCTCGGCACGGGCTACCCGGTTGTCTGCTGTTTCGATTCCGGGAATATGCACGCGGTGGCGAGTGAGATGCATGCAGCTGGCCTGCTGGTGGACAAGATGCCGATCTGGCTGGCTGACAATGATCCACCGAATGAAAAGACCGGCAAGCGAGCAGGGCAGGAAGCGGCGCTGAAGTGCCAGAAAGCGTTTGGTGGTGCGATTCTAACGCCTCATTTCCCGAAGAAGGACGCGGCCTGATGCATGGTGATTGGAATGACCTTGCGCGGCAGCATGGCAAGCGCGAGGCCAAACGGCAGCTGGAGGAAGGGCTGAAGCAGGCGCTGGCAGCGAATGATGCGCCTGCTGAATCTCCCAAACCCTCTGATAATGGCGGGCCCGAATCTGGGGCGGTTTCTATTGTTGATTTTTCCGAAGCATTAAAGCGGTTCGCTTGGACAGTGCCGGAAGGTCGGATCTGGGATAACCAGACTCACAAGTTGCTGAAAGAAAAGCAGGTCAGAGATTGGATCGGGCCGGAGGTGTTCAAGGCCTGGAAGGAGAGCGATAAGCGCCGGACTGTTCAGCACGCTGATGTGGCGCGAAAAGCCTCCGCCGCCCAGAAAAAGGGGGGGGGGGAGTTAGGTATGGCGTTGCGGCGGTTTGTGCTGCTCTATCCCTCCCAGAATGCCTGGGACCGTGAGCGGCGAGAGATTGTGGCGCTGAATGATTTGAAGCCGTTGCTCCACCGCTGGTATTCGCTTTGGCTTGAACACCCGGATCGTGAGTTGATTGATCGGGATAAGCTGGTTTTTGACCCTGTGCAGCAGTACAGCCCCGAAGATGGTTATATCAATATGTTCCGGGGGTTGCCGTTGAAGCCGTCTGGCGAGCTGGTGCAATGCAACTACATCATGCGGCTGGTTGATCACTTGTGTAATGCTGACCAGGTGGTGGTGAAGTGGTTTTTGCGTTGGCTGGCTTACCCTCTTCAACATGTGGGGGCCAAGATGGCCACGGCGGTGCTGATGCATTCGGAGACCCAGGGTACGGGCAAAAGCCTGTTGTTCGAACGGGTCATCAAGCCAATGTACGGGGAATATGCTGCCACCCTCGGGCAGCACCAGCTGGAATCCCAATACACCGATTGGCGAAGCCAGAAGTTGTTCGGACTGTTTGAGGAGATTTTCAGCCGGGACCAGAAGTACAGCCATACCGGTACCCTGAAGCACATGATCACCGGTGATACACACCGGATCGAGAAAAAGTTCGTGAGTGGCTGGGAAGAAGCCAACCACATGAATGCCGTTTTCCTTTCCAATGAGCTGCAGCCCTTTCCTGTGGAGCCCAGTGACCGCCGTATGCTGGTGGTGTGGCCTGCAACGAAGCTAACGCCTGATTTGAAGCAGGGTGTTCTCCATGAATGCGATAACGGGGGGCTGGAGGCGTTCTATCGGTTCTTGCTAACGATACCTATGGAATGGCAGGGCAGGGATGATCCTGAGCCTTATCCGTTTGATACCCACCGTGAGCCACCCATGACAGAGGCTAAGGCCAGGCTGATCGATTTTGGGCGGCCCAGCTGGGATCTCTTTCATCAAGACTGGAAGGCTGGCCATATGGCCCCGAAGTTCCCCTATGAGACCTGTCTCGTGAACGACCTATACAAGTTATACCGGCAGTGGTGTTCAGATGCTGGTGAGCGTGCAATGACTCGTGAGCGGTTTTCCGGCGCCCTTTCGGGGAGAGAGCGCCGGCGGCGCGATGTGAAGTATCAGATTGGTGTCAATGAGCGTAAAGGGACTTTCTTCCAGGTGGGCGAGCCACCAGAAGGTAAGTCGCAGAAGGAATGGCTTGGCGAATTTGTGCTCCGCTGGGAGAAGAACATGGAGCCCAAAGATGAATAGGCCGGATGTGGGCCGGATGCAGGCCGGAGGGCAGTTGTTTTATAAGTGCATGAAATATAAAGAAAGGCCGGAGGGCCGGAAGGGCCGGAGGGTTATCGCGCGCGCGTGGGTGCGCGTTTTTATGTTCTCTGTGGGTTGCGAGTTTAATTCGTTGTACCCACACGCGAGAAATACCCTCCGGCCCTTCCGGCCCTCCGGCCTTTCGTTGTTTTTCAGTGTGTTATGGATTGCTTGCCTTCCGGTCAACCCTCCGGCCTGCCTCCGGCCTTCGATTTTTTTATGTTCCACGACAAACAATTCAGAAATGGTCAGGGGAGTGTTATGAATCCGATCCGGTTGCTGGGAAAGATGACGGCGAAGGGCTTGTTGATTGACGGGGCTGGTTTTGGCAGTGGGCCTGTTGCCATTCGTCCTGTGGATGTGGCGGCGGCGCTGGGCATGGGCAGGCTGCCGCTTGAGGCAGCGCTGGTGGGCCGTGCCAAGTTCTGCGATGACAACCAGGCGCAGCTGGATCTTGCTGTGTGGGTGCGTGATGAATTTCGCCGCTGGTGCATCCGGAAGGGTTGGAAAGCGGATTACTGTGAGGGTTTGGCCCAGTTGTGTGTTTTCGAGCTGGTGCATCCGATGCGGTGCAGTGACTGTGGTGGGCGTGGCAGCGTATGGCATCAGCAGCCGGTGAGGCGAGGGAATGGGAAGCTGAAGTCTGTGGAGTCCAGCTGGGATGAATGCGGGCGCTGCAAGGGCACCGGGCAGGCAAAGCTTACGGTGCGCAGTAGGGCGGCGGTGGCGGGTATTGGTAAGAGCCAATTTGCGGATGCCTGGCAGCCCAGGGCCGATGAGATGATGAAAGTGCTGTGGGGCCTTGAGGAAAAAGTGTTGCGGCACCTGCATCGGCAGTTTGCTGATGAGGCGGCTTGAAAGATTTTTGTTTTTTCTGCTCTTGACCTATTGACGAACCGGACAAAAACCACCACTATTTTCCCATCGTGCATAAGCCCGCCCTGAGAAATCTCGGCGGGTTTTTTTGTGCCCGATACTCTCCCCCGGCCCGCCTTTTGGCGGGCTTTTTATTTTCGTGAAGAGTTCGAGGGCCGTTGATGACGCCGAAGACTGACAGCATGGTCTCAGCTGGCAGTTACGCCGGCGCCGGCGTATCAGTGCTGGCCGGACTGACCCTGACAGAGTGGGGCGTTATTGTCGGTATCTTCACTGCCCTCCTGACCTTGGCGATAAATGGTGTTTATCAGTTTCGCAAGGATCGCCGTGAGCAGCGGTTGTTCAAGCTGAAAATGGATCAGCTTCAAGAGGTTGATAGCGATGGCCAGTAAAGCGCGCCTAGCAGGGATCATTGGTGCTGGTGTGCTGGCTATTGCTGGTTCTGTGATTGCACCTTACGAGGGCCGTAGCCTGGTTGCCTACCTTGACCCGGTGGGCGTCCCCACGATCTGCGAGGGTGTCACTGCTGATGTGCAGATGGGTGACACGGCCACTGATGCTGAATGTGATGCAGCACTGCAGCGTGAAATGCGTAGGCACCTGGCAGGCGTTGAAGCCTGCATTGACGGGTACCTGACACCAAATCAGTGGGCAGCCGTGCTCAGCTGGACTTACAACGTGGGTATCGGTGCGGCCTGCAACAGCACGCTGGTAGCCAAGATTAACCGTGGTGAGCCATCGCGGGCCTGGTGCCCCGAGTTGAAGCGTTGGGTTTATGCCGGTGGCGTGCGGTTGGGTGGGCTCGTAAAGCGGCGTGACGCCGAGTATGCCCTCTGCATGGGTGAGGCATGAATCCCGAAGTGGCCCGTGGTATGGGCTTGTTGGCTGTTGTCGCTGTGATATTCGCTACTGGATTTCTGTTTGGCTGGAAGTGGCAGGCCGTTGAATACGCAGAGTTTCGGGAAGATGGGTTGACCACTGCGCTTGTCGATATGGCGCATGCCCAGGTTGAGCGAGATAAGATCCAGCGCCAGTTTGAGGCACTGGATGCCAGGCATACGGAGGCAAAGCGAAATGCTGAAGAGCGTGAAGAGCAGCTGCTGTCTGATATTGGCGCTGGTCGCATCAGGCTGTCAGTGCTTGCCTCGGAGTGTAGATCCAATACCGAAACCGGCTCCACCGGCTTGGATGATGGAAGAGTTCGAGCCGACCTTGACCCCGCGCATGGTGAAAGAGTTATCCGTATCACCCGAGAAGGAGACCGAGCGATCCGAGCGCTGAGTGCGTTGCAGGATTACGTTCGGCGTGTGTGTCTTGCTGATGGCTTGTGAAGGTTGTCGCCGTCGGCGTGAGTGGATCCGGAAGATGGGTAGGTTGGCTTATGAACGAGCAAGAGGAATCGTTAATCCAGCAGCTGATCCAGAGCCAGCAGGCACTGACCGAGCAGCTGGCCCGGCTGGTGGAGACCAATCAGGAATTGGTGGCAGTGAACCAGGACCTGATTGCCGCCGTGCTGGATGATGAGGATTGCGACGATCCCGATGGCGCCGGTGGTGTTGATCTGGCTGGCCGTCCTATCTGATGGCTACCCGGCCATCACGATGGTGCGGTAAGTGCCGTCAGGTGCATGCCGGCGCATGCCCCAACCGTGTGGCCTGGGAAAAGCCAGTGAAGGCCAAGTCTGGCCGGGGCGGGAGGCCGTGGCGGCGCAAGAGAGAACAGATATTCGAGCGTGATGGTTATCTTTGCCAAGAGTGTTTGCGGCGAGGAATCGTCACGATTGTTACTTTGCATGGCAGCAAAGCTGGCATCTGTGACCACATTATTCCCACGGCTGAAGGTGGTAGTGATGCTGACGCCAATCTGCAAACCCTTTGCCAGCCCTGTAGTGATGCAAAAACCCAGCTGGAAGCCCAGAAAGGGAGGGGTGGGTCGAAACCTTAGACCGTCCCTCACGGACAC